TTTACTTGGAGCCCCGGGGACAGCAATGTCTTCTGGGCTCTTTTTTTGTTTTGTGGCCGGCACGATGCGCCGGCGGACAAGGCCAAGTGAAATCAGGCCTGGTCAGAGGCAATCCACCTTCAGCCTTGTTGCAGTCCGATCCCAGCCATATTGCGAGGCAACCCCAGCCAGATTAGGCGCTAATCTCAGCCATATTGTGAGGCGAAATGAGTGATTCATTTTAGCGGGCCTCCTTCCTTAGGCCTCTTTATAATTAATAATATATATTAAAACATAAAAAAGATAGGATTGGTTTTCGCATACATATTATTTTTCTTTATATATTTGAATCCAAAGAAACTATTTGTGTTTTATAATTAAGACCTATTGTAGGTATAAGTTTCATCTTTATTAAAAAGTTATTTGTTTTATTTGGTGTTTTGTCTTTAATGTTGTTTTCGTGTAATTTTGATTTTAATGATACTGCTGAAAATACAACTATTAAGATGGATAAGTACAACAAGATTGTTAGAAATTCTAAAATCTTGATAGATGAGTTTTGGATTGCTAATGAAAATAATAAAACACGTTCTATTACAATTAACAATACAAATAAGAATTAATAGCTTATTTGTATTAAAAAATATTTTATGCGATGTAGAATAATTTCTTTTTTTATTATTATTGGCTTTATCGGTTGGATTACTGATTTCGTCATAAAGGTTTTTAATGGCAATATAACTACGAGGTATGCCGTTTCCACACTTATCGTTTCAATGATTACGGTTCTTCATATCGTGGAAGATAGATTGCATGCACGCGGTAAAATTAAAAGCAATTTGCTATATTTCCTTATTGCGGCATGCTATCCGGTCTTTATTTTCGTGTATTTCCACCTGTTGTGATTAAACCTATTTTTCAAAGTGTGCCTTGAGGACAGTAATGCCCTTGGGGCTTTTTTGTTTGTAGCCGGCGTAATGTGCCGGCGGACAAGGCCGAGGCAAGACACCTTCAGCCTTGTTGCAATTCAATCTCAGCCTTATTGCGAAGTAATTACAGCCATATTGCGTGGTAATATGGCTGAGATTACCGCGCAACTAATCCTTGAAAAGGAAGAAAAGTAGAAGTTGGTGTAAACTGACTGATAATGAGCAGGAAACGGAGTCATTTGCATAATACTACACAGTTCGTAAAGAGTAGGAATATGCAGATTTAGGCAGAAGTTCAGTTACCAAAGTGTTACCTGATTTCGTCATAGGTAGCGATGGAGTAATGTTCGGTAACTGAATTATTTTCGCTCGTGTGGATGTTGCTTCGGTCGGCAGTTTTCTGCATAAGCGAGGAACGCTTTAATTCGGGTAACTTTGCCCATAAAAATTAAAGCGTATGAAACAAGAGAAAATGAAAGTGTTGCTCTACCTCAAAAAGAGCGGTCTTGACAAGTCGGGCAAGGCTCCCATCATGGGACGTATTACACTTGGAAGGAGTATTGCACAGTTCAGTTGTAAACTCTCCTGCAACCCCGACTTGTGGAATCCACGAGAGAGTCGAATGGACGGCAAGAGTCGTGAGGCGGTGGAGATAAACGGTAAATTGGAAAATCTACTGTTGTCTGTTCAGTCGGCTTATCAATCTCTGCTATCCAAAGGTTGCCCATTTGATGCAGCCGATGTGAAAGAGCTGTTCCAAGGGAGCGTACAGACACGATGCATGCTCATTGAAAGGCTGGATATGCTCATTAAGGAGAAGGAAAGTCATGTTGGTATAGATATCAAGGAAGGAGCCATACACGGCTATCACTCTACCCGAATTCATTTGCAGAAGTTTATTCAACGGAAATACAAGGTAACAGACTTGGCTTTCTCACAGCTCACAGAGAACTTTATCTATGAGTTTGGGCAGTATTTCTTAGGTGAGTGCGGTTTTCAAGAAAGCACATTCTATAATGCAGCCACGCATTTGAAGACGGTATGCAGGTTGGCTTACCGTGAGGGATTGGCTGATGTTCTTCTATTTGACAAAGCCAAAATCAGCAAGGGCGACAAGAGACTGCCCAAAGCATTGGACAAGGAAGCATTAGACAAATTGAAGGCTCTCAACTTTGAGTACTTGGAGGAGGAAATGGAAACTGCACGAGATATTTTCCTCTTTGCCTGTTATACAGGTGCTGCTTATTGTGATTTGATGGGACTTGGCAAGAAGCATCTTTTCCGTGATGACGAGGGGAGTTTATGGTTAAAGTTCAACCGCCACAAGACAGGCGTATTATGCCGTATCAAACTGCTACCCGAAGCCATAAGGCTGATGGAGAAGCTCCACAGCGATGGAAGGGAAACATTACTCCCCTATATCAAGTACAAGAACTATCAGATCTGTTTGAAAGCTCTACGGCTTCGTGCAGGTATCTCGTTTCCCTTTACCACGCATACCGCAAGACACACCTTTGCTACGCTTATCACGCTTGAGCAAGGAGTACCTATTGAAACGGTGAGCAAGATGCTCGGACATAGCAACGTAAGTATGACCGAGCGTTATGCAAAGGTTACACCCCAGAAACTCTTTGAGGAGTTTAATCGTTTCCTTTCTTTCATGGAGGATATGCAGATGAGTATTTAGCAATAGACATATTAAAACTAAAATCATTATGAGAAGTACATTCAAGATACTGTTCTATATCAACAGACAGAAAACTAAGACAGATGGCAATACCGCCATTCTCTGCCGTATCACCATCGATGGAAAGAACACAACTATTCGCACAGGCGAAGAGTGCAATCCCTCCGAGTGGAACACCAAACAGGGTTTGACAACCAATAAGAAGACCAACCAAAGAATCAATGAGTTCAGGGAATTGATAGAAAAAACCTATCGGGACATACTGACGAGGGAAGGAGTGGTAAGTGTGGAACTTATCAAGAACAGTTTGCAAGGCATTGCCACTAACCCCACCACGCTCCTTGCAATGAGCAAGGCGGAACTGCAAGCCGTCAAGGAAAGCGTTGGAAAGTCAAGGGCAGAGGGAACTTATCTGAACCTTTACTATTCTGATAGAAATCTCCGTGAGTTTGTCAAAGATAAAGTATTGCAGGACATACCCATTTCCACCATTACGGAGGACTTGATTGAGGAATACCGTTTCTTCCTGAAAAAGCGTGGGCTGAAAGCATCGACTATCAACAATAACCTCTGTTGGTTGAGTAGGCTGATGTTTCGTGCGGTTAGTAGGAGGGTTATCCGTTGCAATCCCTTTGAGTACGCCAAGTATGAGAAGGAGGAAAAGAAGATACGCTTCTTGCAAAAGGGCGATGTAATGAAACTTATGGCAATGAGTATGAATGACAAGGAAGCAGAGTTGGCAAGACTGATGTTCATCTTTTCCTGCTTCACAGGCTTGGCTATCTCAGATATGGAGAATTTGAAATACAAGCATATCCAAACGGCAACGGATGGACAGATGTATATACGCAAAGAGCGTCAGAAGACAAAGGTTGAGTTTGTCGTGCCGTTACATCCCATAGCGGAAGCTATCATCAACTATTATAGGAAAGAGCTGGCAAGAAACGAAGAACAGCAGACGGTGAAAGAAAAAGGCGACAGCCTTGTCTTTCAACCTCATTGCAGCCGTAGCGTGATGGGCAAGAACCTGAGCGTCGTGGGTAAGGCTTGCGGTATCAGACAGAGACTGTCGTACCATGTTGCAAGGCATACCTTCGGTACGATGAGCCTAAGCGCAGGAATACCTATTGAGAGCATAGCCAAGATGATGGGACACGCTTCCATATCAAGCACTCAAGTTTATGCGCAGGTAACGGACAACAAGATTTCAAAGGATATGGACAGGCTTATAGCCAAGTACAAGGCGAAGGACAAGACTACCGTAAATGCAGATGTGGAAGCAGCGACGGACACAAAGACAATCCCGCTTGTTGTCTATTCAAATGGCAGAAAGGAGGAAACGGCATGAATACGAACTATAAACTAAGAACTATGACTAGCACGGAGAATCATCGCTGTTATTTTGATTGGGGCTGCAATATGCAGATTGTCCGCAAGGGAATCGGAGACATAGCCATGACAGAGGGAGAACTTACAAGGTTCTTCGGAGTAACGTGGAGAAAACTTAATCATGGGTTGCAAACACTTATGAAATCCTCCACCTTGCATCCCGATGAGAGGGGTGCAAGTGAAGAGCCTGTTTTCATCAGCGGACAATTGAAAGGCTATGCGCCACTCTATCCGCTTCCTATCATCATTGCCCTGTCCTTTCTGTTGGACAGCACGGAAGCGCATTTGTTCAGAAAGTACGTCTGTCAGAAGTTGCAGAAATCAGCATCCATGATAACACCGATATTCCTGATAGGCAACACGCATAATTGATGATAATACTTCCTTTTTCTTTCACCGATTATATCTTACTACATTACTACAATAAGAGTTAAAGCGGTGAAAGAAAATGGATTACGCCGTAGTTAGGAGATGAAATAACTATTACTACCAATTGGCTACATTCTACTCCTGTAAAATGTATTGTATATAAAGTAATGCAGCAAAAAACTGATTGTAAAACAATTTAAGAATAAAACTTGTGTTTTTTCAAATAGTTTGTTATCTTTGTAAGCAATATATTGTAATGAAATGTCAAACAATGAACAAACAAGCGTTAGGAATCGCTTAAAAATTGTCCTTGTTGAACAGGGAAGAACGAACAGATGGCTTGCAGAGCAATTGGGTAAGACGGAGCATACTGTTTCTCGTTGGTGTCAAAACAAAACACAGCCAACAATTGCCATATTGGGACAAATCGCACAGATTCTGGATGTGGATGTAAGATTATTGATTAAATCAACAAAAGATTAAGCCAATGGGAACTAATTTCTTTACGAATGAGAACCAAAATACACTTTTAGAGAAAATAGAAGGTGTTTTCAAATATAAGAAAGTACATTTCTTTGATGTACTTGTTGGCTATTTCCGTGCTTCTGGTTACTTTAAGATTAGGAAGTTTATAGAGCAAACACCGAAGATAAGGTTTCTTGTAGGCATTAATGTTGATAAGCTTACGGCTCAAGCTAACCAGCAAGGACTCCTGTTTAATCCAGATGAAGGGCAAGCACAAGAAGAATTCTTTCATGAATTGAAAAAGAATATTCAAGAAGCTCGGTATGATAAGGATGTAGAGGAAGGGATGTGCCTATTTATAAAAGATATCATGTCAGGAAAAATAGAAATGCGCATTCATCCTAAACAAAATATCCATGCTAAACTTTATATATTTAGGGAAGAGATATATCATCCGCACGGATATGGCTCGGTCATTACAGGCTCAAGTAATTTGACTGATGCAGGACTTGAAAAGAATTTTGAGTTTAATGTTGAGTTGCGTTATGATGATGATATCCAATTTGCTACCGAAACATTCGAACGTTTGTGGAAAGAGTCTGTAGAGATAGACTTGACGCATATAGAAACGATAAAAAATGAGTCATACTTGAATCCTAACTTCACACCTTATGAAGTATATTTGAAGTTTTTATTGGAATATTTTGGGAAACGTATAGATTTCGATCCTAATTCCTTATCTGAGTTACCAAAAGGTTTTAAGAGACTATCTTATCAAGTTGATGCTGTAAATGATGGATTTTCCAAGATGATGAAACATAATGGTTTTTTCCTGTCTGATGTCGTCGGATTAGGAAAAACTGTTGTTGCGGCTTTAATTGCTAAGAAATTTTTCTATGCCAATGATTTCCCAGCATACCATTCTCATGTATTGGTCATCGTCCCACCTGCTTTACAAGAGAGTTGGGAGGAAACCCTGTCTAAATTCAAGGTAGATAATTACAGGATTGTTACAAATGGAAGTATAAGCAAAATAAAAGATGCGTCTCTCTACGACTTAATCATAGTTGATGAGGCCCATAAGTTCCGTACAGACACTGCTTCTATGTATAACGAACTGCAGAAGTTATGCAAGACTCCTTGCTGCCATCATCATGCGGATGGAACCTTATATAGTAAGAAGGTAATTCTCGTCTCAGCAACACCGTTGAACAATAAGCCAGAAGATATAGCCAATCTTGTATATCTGTTTCAGGACTCGAAAGATAGTACACTCGAGGAAGGAAACCTACAACGTTTCTTCAGAGAGCAGATAGACGCTTATAAGAAGGTAAAAGGAGAAAAAGACAGCAGAATCATAGCAATTAAAATTAGAGACATTTACGAGAAGATACGTGTAAAAGTTGTAGAACCATTGATGGTACGTCGCACCCGCACAGACCTTTTAGAGAATGAAGCATACAAGATTGATTTAGACACACAAGGTGTTGCATTCCCCAAGGTTCATCAACCACAGCCACTATATTATAAATTAGATAAGCAGTTGAACGAACTTTATGACAAGACCATCAAGGTGTTGAGCGATGAGAAGGAGGGTCTGACTTATTTCAGATATCAAGCCATTAAATATCTTAATAAGGAAAAGAAAAAGAAATACAAAAAGGCCGATATGATTTCCGTTCAGTTGGCAAAGATTATGAAAACCTTACTTGTGAAGCGGTTAGATAGTAGTTTTTATGCTTTCAAACAATCACTAAAACGATACTATCAGTCAAACTGTGTCATGCTCAAGATGTTTGAAAATAGAAGGATTTATATTGCGCCTAAGCTAAAGGTTAATGAACTCCTAAGCGAAGGCAAAGAGGAGGAGTTGATAAAACTAATTGAACAATCCCCTTACAATGATTCCACAATAGATGTCTATACACCAGAAGACTTTGTCAAACCTATTTATTTAGATGGGTTGAAACACGATAATGCTGTATTGGAAGATTTGGTAACTGAATGGGATAAGATAAACTATGACCCCAAACTGGATGTATTTCTTGACAAACTAAAAAATCAATTGTTTGACAAGTCCATTAATCGTGAGGGGAAATTAGTAGTTTTCTCAGAAAGTAAAGAAACAACAGACTATCTATTGAAAGAGTTAGAAAAACAAGGATATGACAAGGTCTTATCGGTTGAAAGCTGCAACCGTACAGAAAAGATGCCTTTAGTAAGTGCAAACTTCGATGCAAATTATAAAGAACATAAGAAAGATGATTACAACATTGTGCTGACAACAGAAGTCCTGGCTGAAGGTGTCAACTTACATCGAGCCAATGTGGTTGTTAATTATGACACCCCATGGAACTCTACACGTCTAATGCAACGTATTGGACGAGTGAACCGTATAGGGAGTACTGCAAAGGATGTTTATATCTACAATTTCTTCCCTACGAAAGAAGTAAATAATGATATAGAACTTGAAAACAAAGCCAAGATGAAGCTATTTGCTTTTCATGCTGCTTTAGGAGAGGATAGTCAAATATATTCAGAAGAGGAAAATCCAGAGAGTTTTGGCTTGTTTGATAAGAATCTTGAAGAAGAACGCGACGAGAAGTTAGGCTATCTGATGTGGTTAAGAAAGCAAAAGGAGGAGCATCCCGATTTGTTGAGAGCCATAGAGAAAATGCCTTTGCGTGCTCGGGTTGGTAGAATTGCTACCAATGCAGACCACTCAACATTGGTGTTTATTCGTAACGAAAAACGAGATGCTTTCACGCTTATCCATAAAGATGGAAGATTGGAAGAACTTACTTTTCTTGAGGCAGTTAAGATGTTTAAGGCTGATGTTGACGAAAAGGCTATTTCGCTACATGAACTTCATTATTCCCAAGTAGGGAAAGCTCTTGATTTCTTTTCGGAGAGAGCTGAGGCAGAAAAGGGGAATACGCTAAAAGTAAACCCAACACAAGGACCTAACGAGAAGAGAGCAATAGCCTATTTGGATAGCTTTCTTACGATTCCAAATATTGATGCAAAGGAGGCAGAGTTAATTCGACAAGCGAAGAGGGCGATTACGACGGGTCGGTTCCAACAGTTGCAGCGAAAGGTGAACAAACTGAAAACTATAACAAAGAAAACCCCTGTTAAACGCTCTGTTCTTCTTGAACAGATGATACAAATCCTGTCATCTTATCCTTTGGTAACAGGGCAAAACACGGATCCTGTTAATGTTACGGTAGATGGGCAGCAACCGAGAGAATTGTTTAATCCTGAAGTTATCATTTCTGAAAGCTTCTGTTCTTGATGGAGTATGAATGAGACAAATCGTATAGAATACAAGCTATGGATTACCCCTGATTTGGATATAGAGAAGGAAGTGATAGCTTTTCTGAACTACAAGGAAGGTGGCTACATATATATAGGTGTAGATAAAGATGGAAATACAGTAGGAGTAGATGATGTTGATACTTGTATGTTACAGCTAAAGGATCGTATCAAAAATAATATCTCACCCTCAGTTATGGGGCTTTTTGATATATCAGAAGAAGAACGGAACGGCTGTCCCATTGTAAAGATAACGATTGCAAGTGGCATTGAGAAACCTTATTTCAAGTCCAAGTATGGTATGACTTCCAAAGGGACATTCATTCGGATAGGTACTTCTGCTGAGCCTATGCAGCAACAGCAAATTGACAGACTGTTTGCGATGCGAACACGAAACTCCATTGGAAAGATTATCTCTAACAGACAGGATTTATCTTTCGAACAGCTTCGTATTTATTATGACGAGCGAGGCAAACGACTTAACGATAACTTCAAACGTAGCTTGGAACTGTTGACAGAGAATGATAAGCTTAACTATGTTGCTTATTTGTTAGCTGATGAGAATAACAACTCTATAAAACTTGCTAAATACTCAAGCCTTGATAGATGTGAGCTAATAGAAAATAATGAATATGGATACTGTTCGTTAATTAAGGCAACAAAGAGTATCTTGGCAAAATTAGATATAGAGAATAAAGTCTTTGCAACTATCACACCTGCAGAACGCACAGAGTATCCTTTATGGGATAAGATAGCTTTGCGTGAAGCAGTTGTCAATGCCATTGTACATAATGACTATTCATTTGAGGTGCCACCCAAGTTTGAAATCTTCCCAGATCGCATTGAGATTACGTCTGCGGGACGGTTGCCAGAGTCATTGAGTCGTGAAGAATTCTTTAATGGTATTTCCATTCCACGCAATAAAGAATTAATGCGTGTCTATAGAGACCTGGAGTTAGTAGAGTCTTTGGGGTCTGGAGTTCCTCGCATACTCAGAGCCTATGGTGCAGAGTGCTTTGTCTTTACAGACAACTTTATACGTATTACTTTCCCAATCTCTAAGAAGTATCAACGACAGTATACCACTAATGATGTGGAAGAGAGTGTACAAGTTAGCTTGCAACTTAAGTCTTTGATAATCAGTGTAAATAAGCAGATGCTGTCTGTTGATGAGATACAGCAAGTGTATAAGCAAGTGTATAAGCAAGTGTATAAGTCTCATTGGTATTTCAAAAAGAAATTTATTCTCCCAGCTATGCAGCGAGGCTGGATAGAGATGCAGTATCCTGACAAGCCCAATCATCCTCAACAAAAGTATAAACTTACAGAGAAAGGGTTACTATTGCTTAATACTATTATTCAACAAAACGAACAAAAATAAATAATATACATATGGATAAGGCTGAACTGAAAAATAAATTGAAAAAGGAATTCAATCTTGAAATGTGGAAGAATATTTTGAGCAGAATGTTTCATAAGATTGATTATCTTTCTGTCCCTAATTCTATAGAAGACGAATCTGCAATAAGTGGCGGACAAATAGGAACTATACATCTTGATGACAATCACTCTTTGGCTCTTTTTGTGATAGAGGTTGCCGATAACAAAAACATAGCACGCAACAGGAAAGGGCTACGTGATATAGCTGCAAAATATATTGACCAAGACATAAACCACGGTGTATTGGTTTTCTATTATTCGAAGAAACAGATCGATTATCGTCTCACCTTTATTTCAAAAACTACTGTGCTCAATGAAGCAGGAGAGTTTCAAACAAAGGAAACAGCCTCTAAACGCTATACATTTCTACTAGGTGGCAACGAACCATGTACTACTGCTGCTATACGTTTATATGAGTTGGTAAAGAAAGAGAATGTATTGTTATCAGATGTTACAGATGCCTTCTCCGTAGAACGACTCAACAAGGACTTCTTCAAAGGTTATAAAGACCGTTATAAAAAATTCTGTGATTTCCTTACAGGAAATGCGAAGGACAATCGCGACTATGTGAAAAAACTACTTGGTCGTCTTGTCTTTCTGCAATTCTTGCAGAAAAAAGGCTGGATGAGCGTACCTGCAGGTAGCAAAGCATGGGAAGGTGGTGACAAAGCATATATGCAAAAACTTGTCGAGCATTATAAGGACAACGACAGATTATTGAGCGATGTACTGGAACCACTTTTCTTCAATACGCTAAACGAAGCCAGACCCAACGACATCGCCGACGCACGTCTTGGCGACAACATCAAGATACCTTACCTGAATGGCGGTCTTTTTGACAAGGATGCTTTGGATAATAGGGATATAGATTTTCCTTACTCCTATTTTCAAGAACTGATGGAATTCTTTTCAGAATACAATTTCACCATTGACGAAAACGATCCTGATGATGCAGAAGTAGGCATTGACCCAGAGATGTTGGGGCATATTTTCGAGAATCTGTTGGAAGACAACAAAGACAAAGGAGCTTTCTATACACCAAAGGAGATTGTACAGTATATGTGTCGTGAGACCATTGTGCAGTATCTGAAGTCTCATGTCGATGAACAGTTATATCCAGCTCTTGAAGCCCTAATAAAGAATGGAGTTGTTAATACGGAACTTCAAAATAAGAATACTGCCAACGTAATATACAATCTACTTAAAGCTGTCAAGGTATGCGACCCTGCTATTGGTTCGGGTGCTTTTCCTATGGGGATACTCAATGTACTCTATCATGCTCGTATGCAACTCTACGGTTTTCTCAAGTCCACCGAAGATTTCTCTCATGCAAAGGTCAAGCGTGATATCATACAGAATAACATCTTTGGAGTAGACATAGAACAGGGAGCTGTTGATATAGCACGCCTCCGCTTTTGGCTGGCTTTGGTGGTCGATGAAACGATGCCACAACCATTGCCCAACCTTGACTATAAGATAATGTGTGGAAATTCACAACTATGTCGCTATCCTCTTGATATGCCCATAGAAGGTGTCTTTGTAGAATATAATCGAAAAGGGAAAGAAAAAGCGTCTAAGGAGGGACAGCAATGGGAAAACTTTACACTTGATACTTACAAAAGTTTGGTAACATCTTATACAGAAGAGCATCTGAACAAAACAACTCTGCGTTCTAAGATAGCGGAAATAAAAGATTGCTTCAAGACAACACTTGCTCGTGGTGACATTAAGAAGCGACAGGCAGCAGAACGGTTAGTTTCTGAATATGAAGAAACTCCCATGTTTGGAGAACGCAAGGCAATACTTGATCCAGATGGTTACAAGAAAGCCAAAAGCAGTCTTGCCAGAATGAAAAAGATGGAAGAAGAGGTGTTGAATAATAAATACTATCAAAACTCTTTTGAATGGAGATTTGAATATCCACAGTTGCTTGATGACCAAGGGCACTTTACTGGATTTGATATAATCATTGCAAATCCACCCTACATAAAAGAGGGGAGAATGTCCAAGACTTTTTTTGAACCTTACAAGAAATCTCCTTATTACAAAGGCAAAATGGATATATGGTATCTTTTTGCATGCAATTGTATAGACTTGCTGAAAAATAATGGCTCGTTATGTTTTATTGCCACCAATAACTGGACAACAAGCTTTGGTGCAAGCACATTACGGAACAAAGTAATAAAAGAAACTCGCATTTGCAAACTTATTGATTTCGGAGCTGTAATGATGTTTGAAAGTGCAAGCATTCAAACAATGATTATGCTGTTTAATAAAGATAAGGTTACAGATGATTATTCCTTTGATTATAGACGGCTCATAACAAGCAATGCAACAGAAAAAGACGCTATCGCTTTATTAGATGGCACTTCTACTAACTCTGTGTGTTTTCAGCCTGTGGTAAGAAGGGGAAGTTATATAAATAGCACTCTAACTTTTTCGGCGAATCATAATATATTTGCTCTATTTAATAGTATCAACGACAAAATTTATTTGCAAAATAAAGAGATAGCCCAAGGAATAGTTTTCCCACAAGATGTATTGAATGCAAAAAGTCAAAGAAAAATGGGTTGTCAATATAAAGTTGGACAAGGTGTTTTTGTCTTATCTGATATAGAAAAAGAAGAACTTAATTTGAATGATATAGAATTATCTTTAATTAAACCATATTATACAACAGCACAAATAGATCGGTATCGGGTAAATACTCATAATGCTTTATGGACCATATACACAAATTCAACATATAAAAGTATATATAGTTTGGATGATATGCCTCATATCAAGAACCATTTGGATCAATTCCAATATATTATCACCTCAGACAACAAGCCTTATGGTCTACATAGAGCTCGCGAGGAACGCTTCTTTGTAAAAGAAAAAATTATTGCACTAAGAAAGTCTGTTGGTAGACCTAAATTCGCATTTTGTAATTTTCCATGTTATGTTTCTCAAACATTTAATATTATCCAAACAGATAGGGTTGATATGAAATACCTAACAGGTCTTCTAAACTCTAAGCTGATAGAATTTTGGCTAAGAAACAAAGGTAAGATGCAAGGTTCCAACTTCCAATTGGATAAAGAACCGTTGTTGCAAATTCCTATAGCTGTGCCATCAAGAGAAATGCAAAGTCTAATTGCCAAGTTAGTGGATTGCATTATCCTAATCAATAATGTTCAAGATGTGCGTATTAACAAGTTCGTGTCAAATGAGTATTTAGCCAAGATGTTTGAACTGCTCATTGATGGATGTGTTTATGAAATATACTTGGGAGAAGAACTACATCGCATAGGTATTCATGTGTTTGACACAATAAGAAACATTGTTGAAAATTGCAATATAGACAACGATAATTTAGCCTCTGTATCTGAATTGTATAAATCCATAGAGGAAACAGGTGTTATCCAGAAGCTGGACAATTTGGAACATTATAGTTCAGATATTTTTAAACCTATAATAATGAACTGATATGGCAGGTATCAAAGAAATTGAGATTGAAGGTTTTAAGGCTTTTCCTAATAAATTTAGCCTCGAGCTAGATAAGAATCTACTGATGTATGGTGAAAACGGAAGTGGCAAATCTTCTATTTATTATGCACTCCACGCTTTGTTGCAAAGTGTCTATAAATCAGACCATGGGGCAAAATATTTTAGGCACGAAGATAGCGAGGAAAATCTCATTAACATCTATAAGTTGGATGATGTTAAAAATAACGGATTTAAACCACATATTAAGATAACACTTGATAACGAACACCAGTGGGAACTTAGCCGTGATGGGCTTTCATCTACCCCTGATACAGCTGATGATTCAGAACTGCGATTACTAAACAAAACAAGCGCATTCATCAACTATTCTTATATTTCTCGATTCCGTTCTGCAAGAAATTCAGAAACAATAAATTTGTGGAATGTCTTTATTAAAGATATTCTGCCTTTCTATGTTCCGACAGGTACAGATATGACTCTTGCTGATGCCTATTATAATCTTGTGGAAAATCCCTATCCATATAGAGTGAGAAGAGATATAGACGGTTTTAATGATAATTTATCTAAGTTTATAAATGAGATTAACCGTAATGCTTCTGATATATATAATAAATATTTTAAGGATGAAGATGAGGTAGATGCACTGATACAAGTCAAATATGCGAGAGATGATGACGAAATAGAAAACCCACATCATGAAGAATTCCAACTTTCATATAGACAGCAAAAAGCAAAAAGTACTTATGTTTGGCGTTATCCAAAAATAGGGCTTCACATAGTAGTTGGTGATAAAGCTATTCTGAAGCCTCAATCATTTTTCAATGAAGCACGTTTGACAGCAATAGCATTAGCTATTCGCTTTGCCTGCTTACAAAGTGGAAAGCCACAAGAGGGACAATTTCTTGCTCTTGATGATATGCTTATCAGTCTTGATATGAGTAACCGTATGAAAGTGATTCGTTATTTATTGGACGATATGGCTGATAAATATAAAATATATCTTTTTACACATGATAAATTGTTTTTTGAATATTTGAAACATAAAAGTAAAAAATCATCTTCCAGATGGTCATACGGGGAACTTTATATGCAAGATTCCAAAGAACCATACATAAGAATAAGCAGAACGTATATAGAAGAAGCTGACCATTATATTAAGCAACATAAATACGAAATTGCGGGCAACTTCTTGAGGAAGGAGGCAGAATCTTTCTGTAAACGTTTCCTTCCTTTAAAGTGGCAATACACAAAGGAATACTGTCTTTTAGATTTAAATGGATTGATAAATAATAGTAAGAAATTTGCAGAGGAAAGTGGAATATCTGATACAACTTTATTCGATGAACTTGATAATCATCGTAAATTTATATTGAATCCTGCCAGCCATGATAGCTATGATATTGGGAAATACGAATACGAGATTAAGCAATGCTATAATACTTTACTTTCTCTGTCACAAATATCAATTCGTCGGCTTCTTTCAAAAGGTCAAAAAGTCAAAATAGAGTTAAGTACAGTAGAGCCAGTAACATTTAAGTTTAACATAACTTTATGTGAAGATGTGTATTTAATACAAATAGCTGGGAAACCTTCTTATGTTTCAAAAGGTATGATAAACTTTACTGTTGATAAGAATGGGACAAGTTCTTCTGAAATTAAAACAGATAATACGACTCTTAAGAAGTTCTATGATAAGAATTATGAGAAATCAGATAAAAAAAAGGATAAAGATTTTTTAGTCTCTATTGTTAGAATAGATGATGGAAGACCTATAGGGGACTTACTTTAAATAAGAATCGAGATATGAAGATAGAAGACTTCTCACAACATCTCCAGACAACAGATAGGATTATCCTTTCTGCCAATTTTGGAGATGGGATGACTTAGTAGCTGAATGATAGAGGAAAATAAACAATGGGAGAGGCAACTTTCTAATAAGGAGGATAATAAATGTTCCAAGAGATAAAGAAAAATATAAAAATGGCAGTATTATCTGAATACAAACTTATGACGTGTATTCTTGCAATGCTGATTTTGTTTTGGAGAACTATTAATACGCTAATATCTGATAGCATTGTAAAAATTACCGAAACAGTTGCCGATAACAGCACCCTTGTTGCCCTTGTCTTTTTCTTATGCCCTACATTCATTGAAACTATTAAATTTAATTCTCTGAAAAGTGAAACTAAGAAATTCTCCCAAAGACATTTATGGGAATTTTTCTTGTTTGCAATTTACCTGCTTTTTAAGCGATTAGGAGACTTTTACTTTTATTCCTATTGCGGAATTAGTTACGTCTCATATTCATTTATTGGATTGCTTTTTACAGAATTAGGATTATATTGCTTATATAGAAGGGATTTTCAAGTCCTTACAAGTCTTCATAAAGGGGCACATTCTTTTTTCATAGAGGCTCCCACCACAATTGATAGTTATGATAGGAAAAAAAATCTTAAAACGCTGTTGGATAAAATCCTTTCAACATTCGATAACAGATATGCTGTAGAAAATCCTAATGCTTTTACAATATTGCTTAGTGAATCTTTTGGAATAGGAAAGACATCTTTCTTGTTCCAAATAAAAAAAGCCATCAAGGAGGAAGAATACAAGAATAAAATTATTTATGTAGAATTCAGACCATGGCTTTGCGAAAAGGCAGAAACGATTATTACAGAATTTTTCTCTACTTTGCATCAGGAGCTGTCAAAACATTTTGTTTTGCCCAAAGAACTATTTTCTTCTTATTTATCCTTACTTGTAGAAAAAGCTCCAAACACATATTATTCTTTCATGCTAAAATCATTGTATAGGAAAAAGTCCTTATCTGAAGAACATGACCGAATAATGGAGTTTCTCAAACAAATAAACAGACCTATCCTTATCTCCATTGACGATGTAGATAGATTACATGATGATGAGGTCAAGGTGGTGCTAAATCTTATAAGAGATACGGCAGACTTTCCTAACCTTTTCTATATAGTTGCTGCTGATAAAAAGAATCTGTGCCTGTCATTGAAACGTTTGGGTATAAAAGCCCCAGAGGTATATTTGAAAAAGTTTATCAATTTTGAATGCCTTTTTCCTGCAAACGATGCTGTATCAAAACAGTTATTCCAAGAAAAATTAGATAGCGTTTTGCGAGAATACAGTTGTGCAGGAACTAAAGACCTTATAATAAAGAGTATTTTTGAAATTGATAATATAATAGATGCATTTGAGACTCCAAGAGATATTGTGAGATTCCTCAATGTCTTTACATTTGCAATGGATTGTGTAGAAAGGAATAAGATAATGGATGAAATTAATGTTGCAGATCTATTTGCCATATCACTTATACAATATTTAGAGATAGGGTTATATAAAATACTTAGGGACGATGATAGTTCGCTTTTGTCATACGAAAACTCAACAAAAGCGTTAAATATAGCGTCATCATACAAATCTGTATTTGAGCATCCCATATTTGCGCATATAAATGAAAAGACAAAGAGAGAAGGACATCATGTTATCGTATCAAATATAGACGATGTTATTGCAGAAATATCAGCCCAGAAACAAATAGTATATCGGTATGTGGTATATTTTTTGTTTGATCAGCAAAGAAAAGATATCAACGGTTATTCAATGCGTTATGTGGATTCTTATTTCAGATACTTTGCTTTTACAAAGAAACAAACTCAAATATCAGGAGCCAAAGTTCGTGCTGTATTCTCTCCCGAATATGAAGAATTACATAAAATAGAGATTAAAGACATTATACAGCATAATCAAGAAAATTCTTTTATACATAATACAAGTAAATGGTATCATACATTTGATGATTCTAAAATTGAAATCCTTAAAAAACTTTCCACCTTTGTTGCCTTGCTATGCGAATTAAAACCAGAAGTTGTCAGTGCTGATAAACCTCCGCGAAGAGCTCTAATGATAGAATCTTTTATAGAAGTCTATGATATTCACAGGCTTTTGGCGCATATATATTTTAATGAACTTAAATCTTACCCTTCAGCTATTGTAAGTCAGGAAGAAACAGGAAAAAGATATGAAAAAGACAGAAATGACTTTGATAAATATATTAAAACTCGTAAATATGAAGTAAATTTCATCTCGCTGGTTCTTAAAAAAATCAGTATCAATAAAGAGTATTCTTTACTCGGTGATGACAATATAGAAAGGTGGTCAAGGCAGATTGTTGATAATTACATTGTAGAATTGAAAAAGTATGATAAAGAACATACTTTTTCCAGAAATAATCTTTATACTATCAGCCATGTGGCTGTATTAGACACTTATTATTGGATAGACAGCTTTAAAGATTATATTAAGGAATCCCCATATTTTATGGACTGGATAGCAAGAGTTGCATCCTATGAAAATAATATGTGTGATTGGAATGAGTTATTAAGACAACAACTTAATTTCCCACATTGGCAAAATCATGAAATTTGGAAACAAATCATTACTAATAGTAATTATAAAGAAACCCCTGTTTTAACGGATCTAATGGAAATATTAAATAAAGACTTAAAGTCACTGAATAAATCTATGCATCCATATCTTGATTTTGTTGAAAGCTATTGGAAGAATAATGATATGTATAAATAAGATAGATGCAGAAAGCATTTTATACCCTCTATTTCTATCTACAATAGTAATACTATATTGTTTCTATAATGTTCTTCCAGCAGTCTTTCCAAATCCGACTCCTTATAAAGTATCTTCCCTGCAAACTGCGTATAGGGAATAACTCTCCTGTCCCGATAGTCCTGCAAGGTGCGAGGGCTGATATACAGCCGCTCACACACTTCCTTGCCTGTGAGGAAATGCTCACCGCCAAACAGTGGCTTGTGTGTCTGAGCAACTTCCTTAATTCTCTTGCTTACTCCGTTGATAGCGGACAGCACCACCTGCATATCGTCCACCTCCATGTTCAAATCTCTTACCTGTTCCATATTCTTCATGTTTATTTGTTGAATTTATTTTTCTCCGCTTTCGATTTCTTTATTTTGGTTTGGAGCAACCTCTCCACGTCCTCACGCTTGTAATAGCACTTATGCCCGATTTGGGCAAAGGGCAAGACACCCGTATCACGATAGTGCTGTAAGGTACGCTTGCTGATGTTGAGCAGCCTGCACACATCCCCATTGTGCAGCCAATCGGTATGCCTGCTTTGTTCCCCGAATGCCTTGTGGCATGTCTCGGCAAGGCTGAGTATCTCGTTCCTCAGCTTTGCCCAGTTTGAATCCGTAATGATAAAATATCCCATAGTTTTATTGTTATTTTGTTTGTAATTC